CACGGTGAAATGAAATTAGAGGAAGTAACGATGGCTGACAAAGTATACTCAAACGATTCTAAAGGTAAAAGATATCAAAGACCACGAACAGTATTAAAAGATCAAAGACAAGCTGACAAATATACAGGAATAATGCTATCCCCTCCTGAAGATGATAAGATGCCTTACAGAGAAGCTCTTACACAAGAATTTAAATATAAAAGTGCAGAAGAGATGAGAAAAGGGGAAGCACGTGAAAGAAAATTGTATGGTAGAACAATACGGCAAAATGAAAAAGAAGTTTAAGGGAAGTAACAATGGCTAAAAGAACAAAAAAAACAAATAAGCAGATATCAAAAGAAATAGAGGATTTCTTTAAGATGGATGCTACTGATCCACAAGGTATGATGAAAATAGATACTGACAAACTGCCCATGCAAAGTTTTACTTTTGGTGATAAAAAGGGTAATGTTATGAGTGGAGAATATCCTTACCCCGGATTTTCAGTTGAAAAAAAATATCAAAGACAACAAACAGTAGAACAAGATCCTAAAAAATATACGAGAGGTGGGGGTTCACGTAAAGTGAATACTAAGGTTGACTAACGATGCACCCAAACGTGGTCGCCCAAAGAAAGACCCTAACGCACCCAAACAAAGATACAACTA